TCAAGATCTATCATTTTATTTCTGTAAAACTAGAGCTTTAACTTATGATATTTATGTATGGCATATGTTAGTCTTTGTTGCTGGAATGATAAATGATACCAGTAAGTTTAGTATATCAAGAGATTTATAATGTATTGTATAATTTGGTCTTTAAAAAAGGAGGATAAATGGGAACTATTTACTAACCAATGCTTTATGCATGAAAAAGATGCTGCCGAATTTGCATCAAAACAAAAATCAAGAAAACATATTTTTAAAATAGGAAAGGTTGAAGATTGGTTTTATGACAAAAGAAAAGAAACAGAAACCTAAAAAGTTTAGTTGGAAAGAACATAACAAATGGCTTGATGAATTTAGATCACCAGTTGTTTATCCTAATGATAAAACTGTTAAAAGAAAAAGAGGTAAGAAATGAACGAAAAAGAACTTTTAAAAACTATGACTAAAAGAACTACTCGTAATGGTACTACTAAAAAGTATGGTATGTTTGGTTTAGCTTTAGGTGAAAATAATTACAATAGATTAGAAACATATTGTAAAAAACATAATGTTTATAAATCTACTTTAGTTAAAGCTTTAGTAGTTGATTATTTAGACAAAGCTGAATCAAATAAATAAAATTTGTTCTAGACAAATAGGTAACCTAGAACCTGTATTTAAATTGGTAATTTCAGTCTTAGACTTAACAATTTAAAGCTAAAATCCTGGTGATTGATTAAGAATCAAATTGCAGTACGGTGGAGGTGGTTGTTACTGCGTGAGATCCCCCTCGAATGAGGGGGATTGATTAACTAGAAAGAAAGAAAGAGGTCGTATGCAAACAAATACACAAGTACAACAAGATGATCTACTCACAATAGATCCAAGTGCGTATTTTGAAGTAGATAAAAAACAGTTGTTTTATTGGTCTGAAAGAGAAGAAGATATAGCTATTGACCAAGAAGATACTCCTGTAAATAGATATGCTCTTGTAAGAAAAGATAACGGTAAACTATTAGGTATTCATTCTGATGATTATATTGTCAGACCTTATTCTGATTTATCAGAAAAAGTTAATAATGTAATACTTGATGCAATACCAGATATAAATAAATGGCAAATAACTACAGAAGATCATGTTTATGCAGATGGTAAAAAGTTTAGACGTAATATAAACTTTTGGAATAAACAAATCTATTTAGATTCTCATGAACGTGCTAACGAATGTATTATTCCACAAGTTAGAATTTATTCATCACTTGATGGTCAATGGGGACAGCAGATTATGTTTTCATCTATTTATATGTGGTGTTTAAATGGTATGGTTAGACCAGATTGGACTTTTACTGTTTACAATAAACATAGTTCCAAACAGGATATAACCTACAGTGTTGCTGAATTTCGTGATGGTTTAGAAAGCCATAAAGAAATGGGCAATGAAATGTTTAAAATGATGCAAAAGAAAGTGAGGAACAACATGTTACAGAACTATTCAGAAAAACATTGGCTAACAATCGCAAAAGAAATCTCGATATCGATAATAACTCTATTATTGTCATGCGTGATTTGGACTCTTTATGGGGTAAATATGTTGCTAAATATGGCAATACTCTTTTTGCGGTTTATCAAACAGCGACTGACTGGGCAACACACCCAATCACCAGAGGAGCTGTTTACAATGTTTCGAGAAAGAGAGAAAAACAAGTAGCAGATATGATGCAATCTGACTACTGGGAGGAAATGTATAATGGCTAATTGTTTTTATCATAGCCAATCAAGTGTAAAAAAATGGGGTGGTAGTGTAAGCGACTACCAACCCATACACGATTGGATGGATGAGAGTAAGAAACTTACTTCTCATTTTGCACACAGAGCTTTGAGGCACCATGCAGAAGGATGTTTTGCTGCCGAAAAAGAGTTTGGTCATACAATCACTAACAGTGATGGTAAACAAATACCAGTAAGACTAATCGTAGAAAAACATATTATCGAAGATTTAGGTTTTATACCTAGCTTTGATGATTGGATTAAAAATGTAAGAATAGCATCATGGATGCGGAAAGGACAACATAAATTATGATAGCAGAAGACATTAAATTAATTGGACAATTTATTGATCATGACACANATCACAAAGATTGGTGGAATGAATATAAGAAAGGTGANAANTTTGCGCAAGAAATAAAAAAGAAAAACGCATTACCTTTAAAAGAAATATACAAAAAAATGTATGANGATGGTATACATTATTTAAGATTACATTTTGAAGGAGGTCATGATGAAGGTGGTTTTGATGAATCATTTGAATATTTTGATAATGATAAAGTTAATATTGATCATTTTTTTTTTTTTTAAACCAAATGGATGGATTAACATACATAAACCATTACAATATCAAGATAAAAAAACAAATCTTATTCAAGTTTTTGAATTGGTTACAACAGATTATTCTGATATAAAATTAACTGAAAGTTGGTTAGTTCAAAAATGGTATGATTTTGGTTTTTTAGAAGAATGGGGTTCATTTGCATTTGAAGGTCATGTAAATGGTCATGTTGAAGTATCTACAAAAGATGGTTCATATACCGTAGAAGCAGATGAAACATTTGAATCATATGATGGTAAAAACTTTGAAGGAAATATGTTTGAGGAGTAATAATGGATATAGAAAAACTAATAACATTTCTTGCTAATACTGATGAGCCTTTTGCTAAAGTACAAGCAGAGCTTACTTATGGTCAAGATATATTAAAACATTTAAAAGGTGCTTTTGTTTCTGGATCAGAACTTCCAGTTTCAAAAGCTACCGAGCAATTTTATGCATCTAAACATTATACTAACCATATAAATAAGTTGCATAAATTAAATGTTGAACAATTAACTATGAAAAATAAAAGAAAAACTGCTGAAATGAAAATAGAAATATGGCGAAGCATGGAAGCATCAAGGAGGAAAACAAATGTCTAAAGTACAATTAAAACCATCTGATAAAGCTATTATAAAATTATTTACTGATAGAGAACATGATATTTATAATGCTGGATTTAAAGATGCTAAAGAAAGAAGTAAAACTATTTTTAAATTTGTACCAGATAATAAACCAATTCATAACGAAGAAGTATATGATGTAATTATTGATACCGTATGTACTTGGTTTAAAATTAAAAAATCTGAGCTCTTTAGTAAAATTAGATCTCAATATTTAGTTGTACCAAGATCTATGGCTATTAACTTGTTAAGAGAATGTACTGCATTTTCTTTTCCACAATTAGCTGTATTAACAACTAAAGATCATACAAGTTTAGTTTATCATGTACAGATGAGATTAGCTAAAAAACATTATTGGTCAGATGACAATAATCATGCAATTTTTAATGAATTAAAGCAAAAAATTGTAGCTAATTGCAACTAATTTAAGCAACGCACAATGTGTGTTGACATTTAACTATTTGTGCGTATGCTTNAAATATGGCAAATCAAGAAGCATTAGGCCCGATATTTCATAACCAAGTAATACCNCAATTTGTGGATGCTAGGAAATCTAAAGGAATATCNCAATTAGAAATGGATGAGATCTTGGGGGTAGCCAAGGGCTTAGTTTCTAAATGGGAATGTGGAATAAGAAAACCAAGTGGTTGGTTATTCTGCTGTTGGGCAGATGCTTTAGATATGCAAATAACATTAACCCCAAAGGTGCTAAAACAATGACAATAAACCCAGACTTTAATCCACACGAGATTACAAATGATCCTATTGTAAATGAAGTTATCACTAAAATAGTTGATAGACATATGCAAGGTATGGAGAAATTTGGTAAAACAATGGATTCTAATGATAGACCATTAGATGAATGGACAGAAGAAACTATTGAAGAATTAATAGATGCTATCCATTATCTAGTTAAAGCTAAATCTATCATACAGAAATTTAAGCTTAAAGAAAAAGAGCTTGATGCCATGTTAATCAAATTTAAACAAGGAACATTTGTAGATGATAAAGACACTCAAGCGCAAAGTTAATATAGATTACTCTGCTCCTCATAATAGACAAATGTTTTTTCGGATGCGTTTGCTTAAATTTTATAAGCAAATAGAATTTGATGAAGATATTTATACTGCAACTGCAACCAAAATATTAAATGGTACATTGCCTTATAAATATGTAAATGAAATAGAAAAACTGAGGATAAAATATGAGAAAGAAAAAAAAGCAAAATGGGAAAAACTACAAAAAACCAAAGCCAATAGTTTTGGTCTTGAAGTTAGATCCATTGTTAAGCGATTTAAAAAATAAACATTACTTTAAAATAGGAGGTACGATTTGACAGAGTTTGATAGAAAACAAGGTTTAGGTGGATCTGATGCAACAAGATTATATCAAGGTGATTGGCATGAGCTGTGGCAAGAAAAAACAGGTGCTACCGAACCTGCAGATTTATCTGATGTGTTACCAGTACAAATGGGAATACATACAGAAAGTTTTAATATTGATTGGTTTACAAAACAAACTGGATTAAAAGTGCATGGACAACAGGAAACTTTTTTTCATCCAAAATATAAATTTATGTATGCTCATGTAGATGGATTAATTATGCCTAATCCAAAAGATGAAGATGATATGAACATGGGTGTTTCTATTTTAGAATGTAAACATACTAATGCATTTAGTAATCCTAAAAAGATTTCAGATAAATATAAAGCTCAGATACAACATTATTTAATGTGTGCATCTGCTAAAAGATGTTATGTATCTGTATTTTTTGGTAATATGAAATACGAAGTATTAGAAATAACAGAAGATAAAGAGTTTCAAAATCAATTAGAAAATGCTGAGATATTGTTTTGGCATTTTGTTC